TGTCGCTGACCAGGGACGGAATCACGACGCCGCCGATCCCGGCGATGGGGACGGCGCAATACCAGGAAGACGACCTGGTATATTTTTTTGTGTTTGAAGACGGCACGGGGGCGATATTGGCGCTTTTAAGCAACCCGTAGTGTGTAGTGTGTAGTGTGCAGTGTGCAGTGTGTAGAAGCAGATACTACCCAACTACCCACTACCCGCTACCCGCTAAAAGGAGGACGGCATGGCACAGCAACACCTGCAGACGGTTGTTACCATCAGCGGCAAGGTGGACAACAGCTTCGGAAGATTGGGCGACACGCTGGTCGGCCTGGGCAGCCAGATCGACATGATCTCGCAGAAGCTGATTGATTTCGGCAAAGAAAGCATCGAAGAACATGCCAGCTATGACGACCTGATGCGCGAGGTGAAGGCGCTGGGGGAATACAGCGACGCGCAGATCAGGGAATTTGACAACTGGAACAGGCAGATTGCGCTGAACAGCCGGCACAGCATGCAGGCGACAGCGGCGGCAGAAGGGCTGATCGCGCAGCTGGGCCTGGGCATCGAGGAAACCAAGGCGCTGCTACCCAGCGTGCTGGACCTGAGCGTAGCGGCCAAGACAGACGCTGCCACGGCGCTGGACTACCTGTACTATTCGCTGAACGCCTTTGGCATGGGGCTGGATGACGCGGGGGTGCTGTCGGACCAGATGGCCAAGACGGCGGCCATCGGCGCCACCGAAATTGATACGCTGGGGCGGAGCTTCCAGCGCATGGGCAGCACGATGCAGTTTTTTACCGGCGGCAGCAGCGAGGTGCTGGCGATCCTCAACGGCATCGGCACATTTGGCGAGGACATGCAGGGCACCAAGGGAGCGACGCAGCTGCGCAACTTCATGCTGAACCTGATTGCGCCCATCGGCAGCAAGGCCGACCTGCTGGACACGCTGGAGCTGATCGACATGTCCATCGAGGAATATGAGGACATGCTGTCGGAAGAGCAGATTGACCCCAACAAAGCGGTCAAAGCGCTGCAGACCATCGGCTTTACGGCCTATGACGCCAGCGGCAGGCTGAAACCGGCGATCCAGATCATCGACGAGCTGAGCCGTGCGCTGGACGGACTGGGCGAGGAAGAGCGCAACACCTTTTTGCGGGAGATATTCGGACTACGCACCAGCACGATGGCCAAGAACATCCTGAGCATTTCGCCATCGGACTACAGGAAGTGGCAGAACGAAATCCTGTACGACAGCCAGGGGTTTACCCGGCAGATGGCCGACACCATGGACGGCGGCCTGGGCGGCGCGCTGCGGAAGTTAGAGGCGTCCTGGAGTGCCATGAAGGAGACCGTGGGCAACAGCCTGGCGCCGGCCGTGGAAAAGGTGGCGGGCTTTTTGGGCGACATCGCCGAGACGGTGGTGAACATGGACGAGGACAAGCTGAACGCCCTGGTGAGCGGGCTGGGCACCATCGCGGTGGCCGGGCCGGGGCTGATGGCGGCAGGGCTGGCATTCCGGTTTATCGGATATGCGCTGACGCCGATCGGCGCCGCCGGACTGGGACTGACCGCTGTGGTGGCCACCGTAAACGCCATGAAAGACCTGCGGGCAGCCGACATGGCCGGAGAATTCGGCAGCATGGCGCTGGAGGCGGAGGAACTGAGCGCGTATGTGCGGGACCTGGGCGCGGACTTCGAGGCAACCTATGGCGCGGTGTACGCGTACAACAAGGCGCTGGGCCAATCGGTGGAGGGCTACAAACAGGCCAGCGAAACCTTCTCCGGCAAGCTGATGACCAAGATGCTGACGGGCAACGAGCTGACCAAAGAGGACAAGGAGACGCTGCGGGGCCTGGGGCGCGACATGTACACCCATGTGATGGAGGGCGTTCAAAATGCAACCGAGTCCAGCATGGAATACTGGACGATGCTGCTGGGCGGGGAGGACGCCGACCAGTACGGAGACAGCCTGTGGTCCGTGATCGACGTGACCAACAAAAGCTATGAACACATCATTGCCGGCGTGGAGGTAACGGCCAAAGCGCTGGGGAAGGCGATGGACGACGCCTTTGAGGACAACATCATCACGGGCGATGAGTTCAGCGTGATGATGAAAAAACTGGAAGAGTACGAAAAGGCCATGGCGCTGGCGATGGACAGGGAGGACTACATCGCCCAGCAGGAGATGCTGCAAAAGGTGCGGACGGCGAGCTTCAGCGAGGTGGAAAGGCTGAGCGGGGAGGTGGTCGCCCAGCGCGATGAGCGGATCGCCAAAGCGGAAGAGGAACACTTTAAGAAAATAACCGGCGCAGAATGGGACTACGACTATTGGATTGCGGAAGCGGAAACGGCGGAAGAAAAAGAGCGGCTTGAGCAGGAGCGTGCCCGGTTCCTGGCCGATGCGGAAGCATCGAAAGACGATAAGCTGCGAAAGTACGCGGTAGAATTTGACAACATGCTGCTGCTGTTGTGGGAAAAATCCATCGAGGGCAGCGGCCTGGCCCAGGCTTATGAACAGCTGGGGCAGATGACCGGCCAGGTGCTGGCAGGCTACATGACGGCGGAGACAGCACAGGAAGAATACAGGGCGCTGTACGGCGCCAGCAAGTACGCCGGCGACCTGACGCTTGACTTTCTTGCGCCATCGACGTCAGACCGGGAAAAGGTTGGCAAATACCTGGCCAGAACGCTGGGCGCGATGGGCGGGTATACCGGATTAAAGGAACGGCTTGCCTACTATAAGCAGGCGGCTGCGGACGCTGTGAAAGCCGGGGACGAGGGCGCGATTGCATACAACGAGGGCATGGTGCGGCAGCTGATTGAGCTGTATGCCATGCAAAACATCGCGACCAGCGGCGCGTATTTCCTGCCGATCGATAACTTTATCACCGGCGATCCGATCAGCTTAACGGGAGAAATCGACAAAGCCGGCATCGACCTGGGCGAATACATCGCTGCCTATACCACGGAAACGGCGCGGCAGGCCATTGCAGGCATGGATGACGGCGGCGCGCTGAGCGCGGTGTGGCAGGAGATCGGGCGGGCGATCGGCGAGCAGAACGCGGGGATAGCGGATGACGCGATCCGGACGCTGGATGAGCAGGGGCAGCGCGAGTTCAACTACATCGTGGACATGCTGCTGGGGACCTACGACCTGGACGCGGTGCTGAAAGGAAAAACGGACCCGCTGGCGGACAGGAACCACTGGTTCAGCGAGCTGTACGCGGCCTGGGAGCTGCTGTACGGCGATGCGGCCAGGGACGCCGAAGCCTTCCGGCTGCCGGCCGGGGTGGAGCTGACGCCGGACGGAAAAGAGGCGGCAACCGGCTTTCAGAAGGATGCGCAGGCATATTTAGACGCGAACCCAGGCAACTGGACCGTGAATGTGAAACCGGTGGACCCGACCAAGACGCCGCTGCTGCCGCAGCTTCAGAAGATACCGCTGTTTGCGGACGGCGGGCGGGCGGACAGCCCGAGCATCTTCGGGGAGGACGGGCCGGAATGGGCGATCCCGGAGGAGCACAGCCAGCGGACGGCCAGCCTGTTAGACGACGCCAGGATGGCCAGCGGCTTTACGTGGGGCGAGCTGATCGCCAGAACCGGCGGGCTGAACGCGGGCAGCGGGAACACGATCCACGTGGTGTATTCCCCGGTGATCCACGCCGCCGACGCCCGGGGCGTGGAGCAGAAGCTGCGGGAGGACAAGGAGCGGTTTAACGCCTGGTTCCGGGAAAAGCAGCTGCTGAATGAAATAGAGGAGTACAGGTGATGGAGCTGAGCGGATGGCGGTATGTGTGCAGCGCAGGGGAAACGTTTGACAGCGTGGCGCTGGAGCTGTTTGAGGACGAGCGGTACGCCAGCGCGCTGCTGATAGCGAACCCGGAGCTGTGCCACAGGAGCGTGTTTTTGGGCGGCGAGGCGCTTCTGGTGCCGGTGGTGGAGATGGCGGAGGAGGACGATGATGGCAGTGCGTACTTGCCGTACCATGCTCCCTGGAAGTGAGCAGTGAGCAGTGGGTAGTGGGTAGCTTCTGCTCACTGCCCGCTGCCAACTACTCACTAAAAAGGAGGAAACGATGGAGACCGGACGGTGGAACAACCATGTTTTCACGGTGTCGCCGCAGGTGATCCGCGGGTTTACGGGGCTGACGATCAAGGGCAGCAGCGAGACTGAGGACAAGGCGAGCGGCGGGCAGCAGCGCGCGGCCAGGAAAGCCGGGAAGCCGGCGGAGGTGAGCCTGACGGTGGGGCTGTCGGCGCTGACGGGATGCCAGGTGCGGGAGGAAGCCCTGGCGCTGGTGGAGGACGCCCGGGCGGGCGCCAGCAACTACTTCTATGTGGGCGGAAAGAAGCTGATGACCTGCCAGCTGATGCTGACAGAAGCCGATGTGGACAAGGTGGTCATCGCCCATGGCGGAGCATGGGTGAGCGCCGAGGTGCGCCTGACGCTGCGGCAGTGCAGCGGGGGCGACGCGGCAAGCAAGAAGAGCGGCAAGGGCAGCGCAGGAAACAGACGGAACATCGTGACCAATGTGTACATCGATCCCGCGGCCAAGACTGTCAAAGATACTAAAGCGGTGCGCAGCGCGGTAGACAACATCAAGCGGCTGGTGGAAAACGCCAAGAAGTTATCGAAGAAGAACAAGAAGCTGAAGAAAAAGAGCGGCGGGGTCGGCGCCGTGTTTGTGAAGCAATAAAGCGAGGTGAGCCACATGGCGCGGTACATAATCACCAACAGGCCGGCGCCCATTGACTTTGAGTGCGGGGATGACCAGGTGCGGCGCATCCTGCAGAACGCCAAAAACCTGCTGATGACGCGGATGGGCGAGGTGCCATACGACCGGTACCGCGGCTTTGACCCGGCGCTGTACGACCTGCCCCTGCCCCAGATGCGGGAGGAGCTGCTGCCGGAGGCCGACCGGGTGATGATGTGGGAGCCGGATGTGGAGGTGGCGGACGCCGTGTGCGAGCTGCTGCCCAATGGCGAGGTGCTGATCACGCTGGTGCTGGAGATCGACGTGGACGAATAGGAGGAGCGGCATGGACGGAACGCAGTTGCATTACCTGAGCTACGACCCCGATGAGATATGGCTGGACATGGTGACCGCCTATGTGGAGGCGGGCGGCGACGTGCTGTACCCGGGGGATGAAAAAGAAATCCTGCTGCGGGGCGTGCAGGCCATTGTGATGCAGGTGTTTGCGGGCGTGGACAACGCGCTGCGCATGGACACGCTGCGCTACGCGGCGCGCGACTACCTGGACCTGTATGGGGAAAAGCGCAACTGCGTGCGCATCAAAGCGGCGGCGGCTGAATGCACGGTGCAGATCGCCTTCAAGGCGACGGGGCAGGCGAAGGTGCTGCCTGTGGGCACGGCGCTGACGGCGGATGGCGAAAAGTATTACACGCTGACGGAGCCGGTGGAGCAGACCGGCTACGCGCAGACAGTGACGGCGCCGGTGGTGTGCGCACAGGAGGGCAGTGCCGGCAACGGCCTGCTGGCAGGCACGCAGATGCAGTTCGCCGTCCCCAACCCGTCGGTGGAGAGCGTGTACGCGTACACCGATGCCGCGGGCGGCCGGGACAAAGAGGATGACGAAGCCTACCGCGAGCGCATCCGGCAGTACGGGCTGATCAACATCACGACGGGGCCGGAGATACAGTACAGATCGGCTGCGATGGCGGTGACCAGCGAAATCCTGGACGCCAAAGCTGTCAACGAGGGCGGCGGGCAGGTGGGTGTGTACCTGATCCTCAA